CAAGAAGCTTATCAATATCTTTTACACCTAAAGCTTCATACATATTTCTGTAAGCAGCATACATATTATGCATTTGTGGATTTGATGTTGCCAGCTGCAACTCTGTTTGTGCGAGGGAAATACGCTGAGTTTGTGAAAAGATGTTGGGATCAGCAACTGGCACTATATCTACTCTATCGTCAAAGTCCTGTTGTTTAATCGTTCTTTGACCCCCAACTACGTCATACGGATATTCCGGAGGTAGATATAACTTGAATACTCTTGCTAATAATCTGAATTCTTGTTTAAGAGCAGAGTAAATTCTTTTGTGAATAGCAGACATTGTTCTGCT